TCCGTTGTCAGTCGGTTCAGGAACATCCTCAAGCTGGACTACTTTTGAATAGTCTAGCGCGCCTTCTTGACGGGGGCGCTGGTGCCTTGTAAAATACAGGGCGTAGGGCATTGGGGCGGTATCGAGTTTAACTCGAACTGCTCGTTCTGCCCAACTACGGAACCACCATCCATCCCAGGAGGGATGTCTTGCTGGACAGCAAGCGTCGAATTCGACGATGAGGTGTCCGTCACCATATCCTTCTGGACCCATAAAGCGAGCTTTATGAGGAATGCAACCAACAATCCAAGCATGAAGATCGTCAAAACGACGGTCAACATGATGGATATCACTCTTTCCAGCTGGAAAGGGGATCTCTCGTAGTCTCTTTTGGAGACGTCTGATTGTGTTTGCTGCATAGAAGGCAGGAAGAAGCTTATTAAGTTTCTTCTTGAAGAGGAAGGGTCGAACTAGATGCCCCATAAAGTAGTCGTGACCGCATGATTCGTAGAATAAGCCGTTGTGAAACGACTTCTCCTTATTAATCATGAAACCACAGGCTACAGTGACCTCTGAGAAGAGGTCGAACGCGTCTCGCGGGATGATGACATCATCCCCATACACTGACAGATTCACACCTGTCTCGAACGGGATTCCCAATTCTTCGCAGCACCCGCAAGCGAGTGCATAGAAGATTAAGGATTCCAATTCAAACGTGTATGCGTTGCCCATGGAGGAGAATTTTTGGAAACTCCTCCAAACACCCTCGAATTCATATCGAGGACAACGAGCAACGTCAAGGAACTCAAACCATTCAATTGGTAAAAGATCCATGACGAGACGGTAAGCCACTGTATCGCTTGCTGATGAGAAATCAACAGTTGCGAGACAGTCCTCTATGGCCAGTTTTGCTAATCGTTGATTAGTTGACTGGTCGTTAAGGTTTATCCCGTGATGGGACAATCTGCGGCTTACATAAGTTCCGATTCCTTTCTGCATAAGGCCATTCAACAATGGCTCTACGCAAATCGGGCGATCGGTCTTAGCGTCTTTGGGCACAAACATCAATCGACTTCCAGGTATCAAAGATACTCGATGGATTCCTTCTGGAAACCATCCTGGAAACTCCTCGAGAAACTCTCGGAGTGTGTCGTTGAAGGCGTAGGTGCACTCAAGGTTCGATGTAACCTTAGCAAATACGGAGGTGTCCCCCCGTACCCCAAAAGCCGAACCGGGACCAAAGCTGAAGTCTAAATCAGATAACTTCGGAACGTCACCGAGTATAAGGGATATTTTTCGTGAAGCATACGAAAGTATGCGTTCCACGCGGGGATGTAATAATTCCCCGGAATCTCTTAGTCGGAATCGTTCGTTCGTTTTTTGACAGAGGACTTCGGCCTCGATGAATTTCTTGACAGCAACTTCAGAAGTTCTGATGCCGGTATC